GTTGCTTGACCCATACCTGCTGGTTTAAAGTATTGACCCCAACGATCCATATCAAATGGCTCGCCAGCAACAGACGCTTCAAACATCTCTTTAATAACCTTTACTTCAACATCAGTTGGCTTCTTAGGCAAGTAATCCTTAAGACTAAACAATCCGTGTTGTTCTAAGTTAGCAACTTCTGTATTATCTAATGGACGAGTACGACGGCTCCATTTTGAAGTAGAGTAGTCAGCATAACCACCTTTACTTGTTTTAATCAACTTGAAGTCAACACCGTTGACTGCGTCAGTTGGCAAATCATCCATTTCTGGGTCAAGCAATGCGCCACGGATCAATTGGAAGATCTGTGGACCGATGATGAATCGGCGGATAGCGTTTTCAGGACGGCTTTCTTCTTTAAGCCCGTCTTCAACTACGTATCCTTGAAAGATGTAACTACGTTTCTTCCAGTACTTACGACCCATATCTTCTAATGAAGGATCCTTAAACCAAGCACGTACTTCGTTAAGTACAGGGCAAGATTCGCCATACATTTCCATACAAGGAACGTTAACAGTTACTTGTTTAGTGTCAGTAGAATCTTTGACTCCAGGGAATGGCAATTTGATCATTGCACGTTCTACCCAGAAAAATGTGTTGTCGGGATTTCCGTCAGGAAGAAAACGGACTGTTGATTCGGAACCTTCCTTTAAGTTCCAGAACGGATAAATGGAATTGTCTCCACCTGTTCTGTTACCATCGTTGTTTGAACGATTACCCTCTTGTTCCTTTAATTTTGCGCGAATTTCAGCTAATGATGCCATGATGAGCCTCCTAAAAATTTAATAGCCTTTTATATTGCCTATATCTACTTTACACTATTGTAAAGTAAAAAAGTGCATACATTGTATTGTACACACTTTTATTTATCATTGCAAGAGAAATCTTGCTTAAATTTGATTTATTTTTGCCGTTTATTGAAGTCTTGCATTTAATGCTTTGAACATCTCAGCAACACTAGCTTGACGCTGTTGTAACCCATGTTCAGTAATGCCTGCCAGTTGGCGTAAACGCTTTGACTCATATATTGTGCTGAGTTCGCCGATTACTTGATTAGCCAAATCTGTTACATCTTCACCAAATTGTTTTTCTACCGCGATAAGAACGCCAGTCTCTCCCTTAGGGAATGATCCAGATACATCGTCGTACATTGATTTAATAAATTCAACAACTTCTTCTTGTTTATTAGACATGCTATCTTCAGAAAATATTTGATTAACATCGACACCTGCAAGTTTAGCTGCTTCTGCAATAGTAAGATCCTTGCCGCTAAATCTAATAACTGTTTCGTGTGTTGCGCCGGCCTTCTTTGCTTTAGCTAATGCGGCTGCTAGGCCTTTCTTAGCAGCATGACGAGCTGGATTCTTAACAGTATTGCCAAACTGATCTTTGTTGTCACCCGGCTTTTTGTAAGGACCATCAAACGGTGGATCTTCTTTTTCTTCTGCCACTGGCGCTGGTACTGCAGGGACTGCTGCCGCTGCTGGATCAACTGGGGGTGCTTCTGGAGCAGGAGCAGGTTGAGCAGCTCCGTCGAAACTAACCTGTGTACTTAACTCTGTACCTAACTCTTTATCTTTACCTTGTAAATATTGAAAAATAATATCTCGCACATCGCTTTCAGGATTTAGTGCGCTGACAAATTTTAAAGCTTTTTCAAGTTCTGGATCGTCAATAATGCCTTTCAAACTTTGAATAACATTAGTGCCATCAGCACCGCCAGCTAGTTCTTGCGACATTAAATCATTTAATTTTTGCAAAGCTACGGATTGTGTTTCTGGATTATTGCCGAACAAATCGTTGCTTTCCCCTACGAGTTGATTTAAGTAAGATTCGTAATTTTGAAGTTCTTCGATTTCTTTAATTGGGTCATATTGAGTCTCTTCTTCAATTTCTGTAAAAAGATCAGATGGTAGTAATTCTTTAACCGGAGCAACTTCTTCACCTACTAATTTATAAATGTATGGAAATACATTTTTTAATTCTTCATTAAAGCTACGGATAGTCAAACGATCAACCCAGTCGTTAACTACATCTTCTGGAATAACCTGTTCTTCGTTATTAATAAATGATTCTGCAAAAGATTTATAATAATTAGGATTTTGTAAACTATGTATTTCTTTTTTAACTTGATCAATACGTTCAAATACTTTATCGTTAATAGGACCCATTGCTTCACTAACAATAGGATTGCGACTAACATAACCTTTGAACATGCGTAGTTTGTTTAATTCTTCACTTAGACCAATAATGTGTTGACCGATATTATCATAACTATTACCACCGTGTGCAACGTGAGTAGCAAGAGCACGAGCTCCATTCAAATGCTTAAATGGATATTTAAATCTTTCACCTTCTGCATTTTCAACATAGATGCTTTCAATGTGCATTGTACGACCTGCCGGTAAATCGTAATTAACAGGTTTAGAGTGCTTAACAATTAATTTAGCTTCACCCATTTCTTGAAAACTAGTTTTGGAAGTTCCCCATAATTTACTTTCGGACATTGCACCTTCTCCATGTTTATTCGATAAAAATTGATAATCTCGTTTGTCTAAATTTGATTTAGTAGTATCTCTTACACTAAATGTCATTCTATGTTGTTTGGCAAATTCTCTAAGTTCGCGTAGAAAATTATACCATTGTTTTGTTACACTAGTGGGCTGTTGATCTGTAATATCGTTACTATAAATGATAACAAGTCCGTCATCTTCAGAGATATCAACAGTTACAGTTCCTAAATTTTGACCTTTTCTAATAAAATCAAATTCAAAAAATCTAGCATCCTCAGGGTTATCTGTGACGCTACTGTTAGCATCGCCCAGTTGAATTTTAGGAAATTGAGTTCTCAATTTTCCAAATAATTCTGTAGCAATTTGATTTAAGTTAAGTTCCATATATTAAGGTTTATAAAACACTGTGATAGTTATATTTATGCTAAGGTACTGGAAACATAAATGGGCATAGGCAGCTCGTAATCTTCACCGTTAAACATATCATTAGTGCTAAAGCTGTCGAAGACTCTGGCATCCCAGTCTGCTAGCACTTGTGTCATTCTAATAATTAACAGCATAGCACTAACTAAGTCATCTGATTCTTCCATTTTTCCTTTAAAACTAACACCCTGAGCTATAAAATTTTTAAGTTCGCTAATAAATACCCGGCTATTAATTTTCATCTTACCTGACTCTATTAGATATTTTAATCTAGCACATGCAGATATTTTAGTTTTATGTGTAGTATTAAATCCTTTACGGAACTTGCGAACATGTCCTTTACGTATAGGTTCGCTAACAAATAGTCCCGGAAATTGCTCTTCTCCGATATCCTTAATACATACAAGCCCTGCTTCGCCTATGTTATTATTTTCAATACTCCAAAAAATATTATTAACATTTTCTTCGCCGAGTTGATCTTTAATGTAATTTAATATCTCTTTTAATATCCTAATTTGACCTTGAATAGGCGTAAGATTATGTTGCCATTCACCTATTTGCACAAAAGTTGGTAACTCTACAATCTGTATACCTGCACTATTACCACCTGTTCCTAAACTAGGATCTAAACTAATAGCATATAAACATTCTTTGTTAAGTTCTTTATACCACCTAACTTGTCCTAAATTCATTATAGGATTTTTACCTTCAAGACCTGCTAGGCAAATACTATTAATCAGTGTTTCGTCGTAGACTAAGAACTCACAGTTGTATTCACGACGGAATCGTTCTTCGCCAATACGTCCACGTTCTAGTGTTGCCCATGCATCATCTCGATCTGGATGTTCACTCCATGAGCATGTAAACGGAAAGAACCCATTAGTTCCTGTTGTTTGTTCGTTACCAAATTCGTCAAACTTCTTGTTAGCTTCTTTCCAGATAGTAGCAAATGTGTCTTCGTCACTGTTAGGTGTTGATGTAATAATAGCTCGGCCACCAGTTGCTAGTGTCGGGGAAATTGAAGTCCAAAACTCATCGGCGATATTTGGAGGTACGAAGGCAAACTCGTCACAGTATAGTAGGGAAATAGACATACCACGACCTGTGTTGCCAGTAGTAGTTGTAGAGACAATACGTGATCCATTATCAAATTCAATACTCCCTTTGTTGTAGTTAACGACGCCTGATCTAATGTAGTCTGGGCATAGTTCGTATGCGTAACGAATACGCTGCATAATTTCCTGAGACCCTGTGTATTTGTGTGCTGAAATTAAAATAGTCTGGTCAGGATGAAACATAGCATACCATAACAAGTAGCCTGCCGCACAGGTAGTCTTACCCATTTGTCGAGGTAACATATTAATGTTAAATCTATGGTAATGGTATGCGTCTAATAACCGTGTTTGAAATCCAAACGGCTCAAACAACATCTTACCTTTAACTGGGTGTTGTATATAAAAGAAATTTTTACAGAAGTAATGATAACCTTCTTCAGCACTACACGCAAGAAGATCTTTAATATGCTTCTCGGTAAATGTTTCCTTGGCGTGTGCTTTTTTAGTCAGTACGCCGTCTAGTGATTTTGATACCATATAAGTATTTACAATAAAAAACGGGCCTATGGCCCGTTTTAGACAGATACTAACTGCTTATCTGCTTTTAATTTCTTGATATAAATTATCTAATCTCGAAAATAGACCTTCCATAGTCATAGGGTTGCCACCTCCGTTAACTTTTGGAAATTCTGCACCTTTGCTGTGCATGTCATTGCCAGTCGGTGTAACCGCGCTAGCAGGTGCATACATCTCATCTGGTTCGTTTGCATACTCATCAACTGGGCTACTGTCGCCCACTACCACAGGCTTATTCATAGGCATCTCAGGCCCATCCATTTTAGATATCAAATCACCTAAATCGTGTGCGTCACCATGAGCATCACTGCCGCCATCGAGATTTTTTAAAACATCTAAAAGATCTCTAATTCCGCCGGCGCCGCTACCGTTCATACTAACATTCATACTAACTGAATCGCTTTGACCTGACGGCGGCATCCCCATACCCATTCCGCATTCGTCAACATCTTTGTCTTTTCCTGAACGAAGATCTGCAAGGTCATCGCCCTGGATGTCGCCGTCGTTGTCAACATCTAGTTTTTCTTGGCCGCCGACTAACTCTTGTACAGGTTGGTCTAGATCTCTCATTTTTTGAAATAATTCATTAAAGTTCATTTTGTTTTTCCTTTACCGGAACCTATAGGACTCTTACTAGGTGAAAGTTTATCCTGGCTTGGTGATTTTTCTTTAGGTGTTTTCTTTGCTAACAAAGCATCATTAACACCTTTGTATTGCGTAGCTTCGTTTCTGTTTTTAGACAATTCTTTAAGTAGACTAGCAACATGTTTGTCACCAACTATTTTTTGATTATTGCTAGCAGGAAATTCAGCTTTTGTAATTAGTGATTTTCCATCGTTTGTGTCTTCGTTTTGCATGTCTGCATTAATTTCGCTTTCAGCTTCTTCTAAACTTGTGCGTACTTTAATTCTATCAGCTGGCAAACCTGTTTGCTCAGACATGTAACTGTGCAATACATTGCTAGTTGTAGGGTATTTAAGATCAACTTCAAATACACAAACTTCTATGTTTTCCATTGTAGGGAAGTCAGGAGCTTTTGATTGGATAGGAACTGATTTAGATTTTGAAAATTTTGCCACATCGTATTTTTTGAGGGCAGTTTCCATAACGTCTTCAGTATTGTCAGGCAATACGCCAGCAATTTTAATTTTGAAGGAATAGACTTTTTCTTCTATGCTTTCGATTAGATATTCTTTAAATGATTTCATGGTTAAGATTCCGATAATATATTTATTTCATATTCTTCAGTTTTTCAATAAGACTATTGCGATCGCTAACAATAACACCAGATCCTGTAACATCAATACCGCCATCTCCATCAGGATTAGCATCTTGATCTAACTTTTGTTTCTTAAGTTGTAATTCAATCATCTTGAGTTTCTTATCAATTTTAGCTGCTTTAGCATCAATAGCATTTTTTAACATGCCGCCTGCTACTTCAAATATACGTCCGCTATAACGTGCTTCTACGTTCATACCTAGATCCATTAGGTCATCGTATGCATCTGTAGCACGTTGCGCTAGTGCATCAAACTCCGCATCAGCAACATCACCTAAACCTTTTACAGCAGGTAAACTAGCAGCAATTTTGTCAAATTCTGATATATCACGAAGAAAAGGCTGTACTACTTCTTCAGCTTGATCTTTGCCAGCTTTTTTAATAGTCTTTTTGCTTTCAGGCAAGTTTAAAATTTCTTCTAATTTTTTCATAATACTACTTATCATCTACGACCATTATGGAATAAGTCTTGTTCATTAAGAACTCTAAACTTTAATCCCTGTCGGGAACACCATTCTTGCGCTGCTCGCCACTTAACTTGATTCTTTGCGTACTGTAGTTGATTATTACGATTCTTGCCAACTTTTTCAAATATGGTTTGATTTTGCGGTTTAACTTCTATAATTTCAGCTTGCATCTTACCTTTGTTGTCAACATACTGAATAAAGAAGTCGGGCACATAGATAGTGCCTTTGCCAGTAAAGGGATCTTTGTAAGGTATTTTAATTGCCTCACTAGCCCATTTAAGTATCCGTTTATCAGTGTCACAAAATTTCATGAATGACCATTCCCAGCTACTTCTAAATGTTGGTTGTTTATTTCCTACATACTTATCTAGGTTTATAACCTGATACTTTCCTTGGGCGAAACGGCGACTCATTGCACAATATTTCTGCTTTCGAGAGTTTCTTCTAGCACTGTTAATTTATAACCTAATGCAGATCTTTTATCTCTGTATACATTTAAAACTTCTGTAACAACTTGGCTTAACTGTACATCAGTGTATCCTTTCAAACTATCAACTAGTTTCAATGGGTTAACATTTTCTAATCTAGCTTGATTTAATAAAACAATACATGTACTTCTTGCTGCCTGTTCATCAAATCCTCTTTTTAAGAAAAATCCGATAACAGCATCTATTTGATTACTAGGAAAACTAATTTGATGTAAGAAAAATTTATCGAAGAAATTTCGCACTTCTTCACTGCTATCATTAGTTGCCGGATCTGGAAGATTATATTTTCGTTCGACTGCCATTTTATAAACCTGTTAATTTTCTTTGAACTGCTGACGTTTTAGTATCTGAATCATATACTGGAAAATTAGCGTCATTAAATCCTATTCTTCCAATATTACTAGATGATGCAGTAGTATTAATAGCTGCGTTATTTGTAGAGTTAGCCTTGCCCTGCAATGTTAATGATCTAGTTTCGTTGTATTGTTTTCTTGTATTTGGGTTGGCGGCATCTGCCGCTGGTATAGGATTTTTATAAGCGTTAGTGGGATCAGTTTTTCTTATAACATTGCCAAAAACTTGCTCTTTGCCGTTTAACACACCAGTTTGTACTCCTAAGGCAGGACTTCTTCCGCCTGATCCCGATTTTAATGGACTAGGAGTTTGATCATAATTTGCCGAGCCAAAATTAGGTGGGCTACCAGGCCCGGCATTTCCGCTGTCGTACATAACAGCATCGTAAGCTACAGTCATAGTATGTTCTGCAGGACTAGTATCAGTCCAGTTAAACGTATCATGACTCCAGTTAATTATTACCGGATTTACTAGAGTAAGACCTTGCCAACTTCGTTTTGCAAAAGTATGAATTTTAATATAGTTTACAAAAGGCACAGCAGGCTCATTTTCTAAGCCATAAGCTGTTAATGGAGGTCCTAAACTTTTGCCGTAAAGACCAGCCTTAGCAGCACCATGGTCTCCGAACGTGTAACTATACCATCCCTCAAATACTTTCCTAGC